CCAAACCTCTGATCCGGCTGTCTGGATAGTCCAAGTCTCACCGTCTTCCGCGACATCGGACCAGTCTTCGCCCGGTATCTTGCCGATGGCGCTACCGCTGATCACAACGCTGCCTGTCGCCGGCATAGAGAAGACGCCTGTAGCCGCGCCAGAAGCCTCTACGGAGACACTTGCGGCTGCTTCAGCAGTCAGGACCACGACATAGCTTGCGGACTCTGTGACAGCCACAGAGGCGCTTGCAGACATGCCCCTGATGCGACCCGCTACGTTAGTGGCGGTGACGGCAACCGATGCGCTTGCCTCCATCCGCGCGATGAAGGCTGCGGTAGCGGCGAAGGAAACTGCACCAGTGACGGCGGCGTCCACTCCGCGTATGCGGTCAAAGGCGTTTGTTGCTGTGACAGCGACAGACGCAGAGGCGTCCATCGGGATCGGCACCTGAATAGTGCCAGTGCCGGTAACTGACAGACTTGCGTTTGCTGCGACTGAGAAAAAGTCGAAGCTAAGGCTGTCCACGTTGCCAAAGCTGTCGAGCGCATCAAAGTTGGCAATGATGCTGTCCAGCTCTTCTAGCGTTGGCTCCTTAGTAAAATCTGCACGGAGCAGATCGGCGTCACTATCAAACGAGCCGACAAAGGCATCAATAGAGCCTGTAAGCTGATCCAGATTCGGCTTGGTGATAGCCATGACTCACTCCTTACGCGGCAGTGATATCAAGGTCGCCGGTTGCTACTTTCAGAACGTCTCCCGAAGCGATTGTTTTTGCGGCGCTGAAGCTGCCGTGAACAAGCAGGTTGCCCGACGATGCGGCGTCATAAAGGCCCCAATGGCTCACACTGCCCCACGATCCGGTAGCTGCTGCGAACTCAATCGCGGCGTCGTTTGACATGGTTCCGCTGGCTGCGGCGCCAAAGGAAACCGAAACGCGGCTGTAATTGTTGCCGGTCAGCTCGGTGCCGCTGTTATCGTCCCCTAAAGAACCTGTCGAAAGACCGAGATAAACATTGCTCGGAGCGGTGAAGGTCGCGTTGGCCCCCAGAACGTCCAGCACTTTGTTCTCGGCATAGTCAGAAAGCGCGCTCATGCTCTACTCCTAAATGTTCGCTTGCCGTGTATAGATTGACTGAATGTGCAACGTGCCAGTGCCATACCGGCTGCGCTGCTCGTCTTTGCGGATTTCTTCAATGATCCGCGAAAACTTCTGGTCGTAGATTTGCGCCCGCTGGTCATCCATCAGGTACTGATAGGCTTCGACAAGCGACCCCATGAGGTAGGCGTCGGGATGGCGGGTCAGCATAGTGTTGGTGGCATTGCTGTCGGACAGGGCTGACAGGCCGCCGATATAGATGATCTCTGCCGTATAAGCGGAGTCAGGAACCGGACGCATCTTCATCTCGGTGCCGACAAGACTGTAAGCCACTGGCTTACCATTGCCGCCGCTGGGATAGGTGTTATCCAGCGAGGTTGGCGACATATACTCAAGCACCGTGTTCGGCGAAGTGTTGAGCTTTACAGAGCGGACCTCCCGCAGATCGGTAGGCAGACTGATAAACTCATCGCTGGCCGTCAGGGTCGCGGTGGCCCGCTTTTCCTGCTCCCGCGTCTCAAGCTCACGAGACAGACGCGCCTCTGCAAGAGCGATGAAATCAGGGATGTTATCGGTCAGGTCAGAGCGCGCGAGGCTGTTTGCCACAGCGGTCTTCAGCTCTGTATAGTTCGTGATCGCCATTAGATACGTCCGCCGCCAGTTCTAAAATGTCGGTTGTCCGGATCGTTCAGCCACTTGGCCCAATCGCGTGGATTGTCGGCGGGATGACCAAACTTCTCTTTGAGCTGGACATAAAGCAGGTTCGGGATGTCAGCGACCTTCTGGTGATGGCGCTGCGTGTTCCCGATGAGCTTGCCGTACTCCCACTCATTCGCTTGACGTTTGTTTGCCTCCAGCACCTCTTTGATGTGCTGCTTCTGGATGATCTCGGCTTGACCATCGCGGTCAAAATTCATCCATGTCTCTTTGCCGGCAGACTTGTCCGCAGAAATCAGTTTTTTCACGTGAAACTCCATGAAAAAAGGGGCAGCCGAAGCCGCCCCTTTTGAACATTTGTGAACCGCTTAGGAGCCGTTCAGACCAAAAACGACTGCGTGGGCTTTGGGGGCATCTGGAACCAATGTCCACTCGCAGAGGATTTGTCTCTTCTGCGCGTCACCTGTCGGTGCAATTTCTTGCTCGACAAAGTTACGGCCATTGATCGCGCCAACCGCAACGTGGTCCGGATCGATCAGGAAGACCCGATCATTTCCGAGAAAACGAGACGGAATGACCTCAAGCTGACCGAAGTCGTTGAACAGGATCGACACTGCACCGTTGAAGGTGACAGGCTGACGAGCTGTCGTGGTCGCTTGGTTGCTGACCAAGTTGGTGCCGCTCTGAGTCAGATCAGAGATGTTGGCACGGTTGGTAGCGCTGGCAACCAAAAGACGCGGGTTGCCACCATCGGTCCATGCTGCCTGCATGGCGCTGTCGATACGTGCGAGGGTCAGCGCGTGGGCTGTGCCGGTCACATCTGCGGTATCGGAACCGTCGCCGGTAGCAAAGTCCATGTCGGACGGCTTGTCACCGTTGGTCATCCAAGTCAGCAGGGATGCCGACTTGCGCGGGTCAGAAGCTGACTTGGCGACGTTGGTGTCACCAATCATCTTCTCGATGTCGCGGCGAAGATCAAGACCGGCAAGAACCGTCTGATATGCCACTTCCGACTCGACCCCCGCCTTATCAACGGCTTCTACGGTATTCGAGATTAGGAACCCTCGCGAACTAATTTGATGCGTATTAGAAAAACGCGTCAAAGCAGTCACGCCGGAGTCGGTCATGTCCGCGCCTTCATTGCGGTGGTTGTCGGTAGCGGCAGTTGCCAGTTCCTGAACAAGGAACTCGTAAGTAATACCGCTGGTGGAGATTTTAGAAGCGCCGCTGTAAATTGGCGTTTCATCCGAGTCAATCCTTGCGATGACATCCGCAAGGGTCTCGCGCTCACCAATTTTGGTGGCTGTGGTCAGGGTAGCCATGTGTCACCTCACTTGTTTCTGGCTATGAGAAGATCAACCGCAGAGGCAATGCTGCCTTCTTTGGCATGACGATCCGCAAGTTTTGCCTTGCGGCGAGTAGCCACTTCATTCTTTGAGCGAGGAACTCCGGCCTTTGCCATCTTGGGTGCTTTGCGGACTCTCTTCTTGGCCTCCGGCTTTGAAGCGTTCAGCTTTGAGAGTTGCCACGAATGATACAGGGCCACGATAGCCCGATGGTCTGCTGCGTTTGCGATCTCTTCGTCGGTATAACCAAGAGACTTTGCGTACTCAGCCAGCTCCGCCCGCTCCGTATCGCGGACCTTTTGGTCCTGCCATTGCGGAAGTTTCTGAAGCATCAGCTCCGACTGCTGAACAAGATGCGCACGCATCATGCTCTGCTGTTCGGCAGCACGCTCTTTTTGCACTCGCTGCTGTTCCACCTGTATCTTCTGCAAGTTGTCCTTGCGTGCGTTCCAATCTTGGACAAGGCGGGTGTATTCCTTAGCGTCAAGCTCCTGATAGGCTTTGTCCCAATCAGGCTCTTGACCAAGTCCCTGTTGGACTTGTTGCTCAAGCTGCTGAAGTGTCTGAGCATACGCATCCCGCAGTTGGCTCGTTTGTGCGCGCTCGGCCTGAAGCTCGGATTGCTCCGCTTCAAACTGTTTGCGCTGTTCCGCCAGTTGCTGCGTCTTTTGCGTGTAATCAGCCTCTCTCGTGTAACCTTTGAGAGCTTCCTCAAGTGAGACATCAACGTCCTGTCCGTTTACGCGGACAGTGAAGACATCCTCCTCAAATTCACCTTCATCGGCATCGTCGTCGGTCTGATCTTCCTCATAGTCATCGACTTCGGGGTCAAATTCCTCTGACTCGTCAATCGCCTCCTCTGAGGGCATCGCCTGATCCTGATCCGTAATGATCTCTTCAGGCGGGGCCTCCGGCTCACTAGACGTATCCTCCGCAGGAGGGGTCTCCATGAGCAGGCTGGCTGCATCTTGTAGGGAAAGGTTGGAGTTGGTTTCCGCTTCGGGGTCAACCATTAGTCACCTCTAATTTATCTGTGTTTGAGCCTTTCTTCTGCAAGTCGTCCGTCCTCAAGGACTTTTTGAAAGTGTCCCTTGAGTGCGTCGAGTGCTTGGAGAAGCTGGTAGATGTTCTCGCGGGCTGCTTGGTCAGCGATTGCTGACTGCTTCCACGCGTTAACAAATTCTTTATCGAGCGTTTCAAACGCTTCCACGATGAGCGGGTCGCGCATCAGGGCTTCGGCCCGCGCTGCACGTTCCGCCTGCTGCCTCAGTTTTCCCTCGTTCATGATACGCGGGTGAATCCTGTGAGGCTCATGGGTGAGCGATAGAAGTCTGGCCGGTATCCGTAGCTTTCAGTGAAGCGCCGGTTCGCGGCATCAAAACCAAAGCCGGTCGGCAGGTTTGCCGGCGCGTCATCTAGCGAAGTGCGGCGGAAGAAAACGCCGGAGTCATTTCCTGTTGAGCCGCCAGTATTCTGGTTTTTCTCACTGCGCGTTTTAGGGCGGCAGGCTTGCAGGAAGTCGTCAAAGATGTAGCCGTCCGGACACTGCTGTGCGCCGGTGAGCGGGTTTGTTTGCGGCGGGACCACATCGTCGGAGTCGTCGTTGCCAGCCGCCGCCATGTCCGAAATTGGGTCGGTGCCGGTGAGGCGGTTGTATTGATCGCGGTATCCGGTCAGCCGGCCTGCTTGATTGTAGACAGGAGAGAAAAGACGTGGGTCGTTCAGATACGCTTGATAAGCGTCACTGTCTCTCCCCCCAATTCGTGTGTTCATGCCGTCAATAAACATCTGGTTCATGAAGCGAGTCGGGCCGCCCATAATACCTGACGAAGCAGCATCTATATTGGACTGCGCGGCGCCCACTGCATCATTCAGCATAGCTTGATAGGCGTCATAACCCGCCTGCCGCTGATCAAGACCTCCAGCGCGCTGAGACTCTTGTGCGCGGAAAAGCTCTGCCGCTGTTGGCGGCAGCGATACAATTTCCCCTGTGGTCGTGTTGAACGTTGTGCCTGACGCGTCAGTTATTTCTGCCGGCGGCTGGTTTACAGAGCCGACGCTGATGTCAGCAGGGTTGCCTCTGGCAAGGCTCGGATTGAGCATATAGTCGCCAGCGGGGTCGTTCATGTCGAATACTTGGATCGGCGGATTGAGCGTAGCGTCAATCTGCTGGTTGATCATATCGTTGGCGATGAACTCATTGAAGATGGCGTCGTTTGCGGCGGAGTTTGCCGCGCGCACATCTGCCGGCGCTGAGCGTGCCATGTCCAGCAGTGTGGTGTTGAGACCGACCACATTTGCGATGCGGTCCGCAGGGTCACTGTCAGATACAGGCTGAGCTGGCGCCTGCCGGAAGTTTACACCGTCCGTCTGGTTGCGAGGGCCGCCGAAAGCCTCCTGCTCATAGTTGGCCTGCGTGTCATCCGGCGCAGGGTCACTGCTACCGCTGTCGCTGCTGCT